GGGGCTTTTGCATTGTCCCCCTTCTTGTCATTGGGGAAGAGTGTCCCAGTCTTCTCGTAGATGTCCATGATTACACGGCCATCAGGGAGTGTAGACTTTGTGACAATGACTTGAGAGTCATGTCCGTTATTGTTTGCCTTGCCAGACAAAATCATCTGGTGGTTGTCACGGGGTGGGAATACCGCTCCGCTATCTGTGTTGTCGTATTGGCTCATTACCATTCTCCATTCGTAGGTTTACTATCTGCCGCATACTTGTTGTCGTGTTCTCCAAGGAACACATCAGCATTGAAACCAAGGTGCGACAATGCCTTGGTCAGCCCATCTGTTACAGCCATCTTGGGTGCGTCCTCTGCAATGCGCTCCTTCTTGTAGAAGGTACGGCATCCAGTGAATGGCCCAAAGCTGTTCTCATCGCATCCGTGCCACACTGTAACGTGTGCCAGGAACGCGACATCACCATTCGACATAGTGATTGTTTCTGTTTCTGACTTCCATCCCCAGCCCTGTCCTACTGGGCCGAAGGCGCGTGTTGCCTCCCGCACTTGGTACATTGGATCGATGCTGGTAAATGAACGTGAACCGAAGCTCACCTTTTTGAGATACTGCCCGTCAGATTGTGCAACACTATCCCATATTTTCATGTTATCATTACTCACTGTGTTTTCTCCTTTCACACGGTGCTGGTCGATGCGTCTACTCCCGCATCGGCCAGCTTGTATTCAGCATACTTTCTTCCTCCGATGCGAATGGTTTCAATCGCGTAACCATATGTCCGAAGTTCGTGTATACGACTAGCCAATCGAAAGCAACCAAATTGGTTGAGCGCATCCATTGGCGAGATGCTGTTGCCTTCTTCCAAGTAGGAAAGAATCTTATCGTTTTGTGTTTCGTTATCTTTACTCATCTGTGTACTCCTTGTTTACGTTGATGCGTAGTGAGCCGTTCTTGGCTCGCTTGAGGGTAACAACGTCTGAATAAACCTCCCTTTCGTTTGTTGCTACCATTGCTTTGAGTTGCTTCTTAGCAGACTCATGCTCCTTTGCGGCTTGCATTGTCGAGACATACTCATGCGCTTGGTGCATGAACTCGTTGTCTTGTCGTGCATCCCGCGCCACCATATCGTCGATGGCAATCTGGTCGATGCCTGTGGTGATGTGTGGCGTTGATTGTGGTGGTTCTTCTTCTCGTTCTACATAGCCCCAGAACTCTTTGAGGTGGACATACATAGTGTTGAGATAGTTTTGATCCTTGGCAACCTTGACATATTCATAGCGGCGATTGCCAAACAGGTTTGCAAAGTACATGTAATCCAAAGCGGCAACCTGCATGTATAGCTGTAGCTGTGGCATGTAACGCTCTAGTTGTTTGCGCATAGTATTCATCTCGAATGTATGCTTTACCTCTAGCCCCATACGTTCTCCGTGATACCAGAACTCACCATCCAGTGTGCCACGGCAGGGCACTGCTCCCCACTTGTAGTGGTAGCGCACCTGCTCTTGCACCTCTACACCCATGTCCTTTCTGAACAGGCCAATGTTGAATGGCTCTGTCCAGATACCTAGCTGTACTGGCAGGACATCAGACAAGTCATCGCGTTCACGATAGCCCATCTTGTCAAGCCAAAGTTTGTGCCAGTCACCCTCCATTATTCGTAATGCACAACTACCTCCAATGGTTTGTCGGCGTAATTCGTCTTCTGCTTTTTGGTTTATATCGGTCATGTTTGATCCCTTTCAATACTAAATCTAGTCATTTCTACTCTGTTTGTCCAGACTTAATTAACCGTTCTTTTGCTTTCATTGGTATGCGAATCAGCACATTGCCCATGTGGATGTTAAGTTTTTTATCCTTCATCATCTGCTTGGTCATGGCGATATGCTCGTCGCACTTCTCGATAGTCCAGCCCATTGTTTCTGGCCTAGACTTGTCACCCTTGGGCCGATCTTTCTCTTGGCCCTCGTAAGTAAGATTGAACTTTGCGTCTAGTGCTTTCTGCCTGGCAATAAAGTCTGCGGATATTTTAGCCGCAACCTTTGATACTGTGGCTGGCAAGAACCACACACGATAGGTGTTATCCTGGACGCACTTGTCCCATACCTTGTCTAGCAGAAGGTCAAATGTTTCGTCGTTTATATTTGTTGGCAATCTGCTGTTGATTGCTCGACGCAACTCCTGGCTGTAGACTTGCTGTGCATCTCTGTCATGTTTGATATTATTTGGTGGGCCATATAGCTTACCCATCTTGATGACAAATTTAGTATGGATTGCATGTTCACGCTGATCGTAGTTCATTTCGTTCCTTTCTTTTTTGCTTGTTGTTTCGTTCTGTAATTCGTTTCAGATGCTGTCGCTTACCCCATAGGACTGTGGTGTGATCTCTGTTTAGAAACGCTCCTATCTCTGGCAGTGAGTGGCCCCTGATGTGCAGTTCATAGAACAATTTCTGGCGTAGTTTGATTACCCAGTTTCTGTTGCGTCTGCGCTCAACAATAGACATAAACTCTACGTTGTTTTCTTCGCAAAACTCTCTGACATATTCGTGCATACGAATGTTCTTAATTTCTTTTTCATCAATCATTGGATTCACCTTTGTTCAAAATCTTTTCGACAATATAATCTGGTATGATTAGCACCCACTTGGGTGCGTCTGGCTCTGTCTTGCCTAGCTTGAATAGCGCAACGTCCCTGTTCTTTAGGACAGTGAAGGGGGATGGAAAGCCTTTCTCTTTCCGATACTTTACCTCGACGATATACTCAGTGCCTTCGATGCTGACAACCAAGTCACCTGAGTATTCGCCACCTAGTGCGCCCGATAGGGGCTGGCGTTTGACCGCCAACCCCCAGGACTTAAACAGCTTTACGAAATAGTTCTCGTGGTATGTTCCTTTCGCCTTGCTTTTGCTAGTCATTCTACATTCCTACCTCTGTTTCGCATATCAACCTTGTCTTTGATCAACTCTAATTGTATTAGTGTATTGAGAGCAAAACATTCTTCAGTATTCCATTCTTTTACAGCCGCCCTTTCAAATAACTCACACAAACTATCCAGCATGTGAACTGCTGTATTATATCTACCCTCATCCATTAGTAGTTCCTGCCAATTCTTTCATGCAGACTGTCTCGATGTTCATCGGCAATCTCTTGCATGTAGTCCACTATCTCATGTTTATATTTCAATACCTTCTGCTCTAGCGGGTGTTCATTAAGCCAGTAGGTGCGTTCGAGGGCCATGTGATAGCTTCCAATAAGTCGCCTGGCAATGTTTCGACGCTCTCTTTCAGCAACAGTCTTACTGCAAAAGGTGCGGCGAACAAATGAATCGCCTTCACCAAACTTAAATGTATAAACAATCATTACTTCACCTCGATATAAATATTGTCAGGTAGGTTTCGTTTCTCCCATTGAGACACTGCCTTGCTTACAAATACCCCACGCTTGAAGGCTGGGTTGTCTTGCTCTAGCAGGTCAGCCAGTCGCTCAGCGTCTGTTGGTGTTGATAGTAGTGGGCCTACTTGTTCTGCCAAGAACTCGTAGTGTCGACGAAAGAACATTGTATTTTGTGTACTCATTTGTTTATCTCCATGTAGGTGTTACCAAACTCAATAAGATGGCGGCGTACATTGAGGTACAGTAACTCTGATACCTTGCCGCCCTCATCAAACTGGTTGAGTGTGTATGGGTCTGTAGCGTACAGCACGGACAGAAATCCTAGCTGGTCGTTCTTTGGGGCAGTCTTTTGAACTGCCTCAAGAACTCGAAGCCGATCCAATTCATTCTTGAGTCGCGCTTCTCGTAACAATTTAATCATCATATCTTCTAAGTCTGATAGTGTTGGTGTCATCTTTCTACTCCTTTTAGATGAACGGCGATTGACCACAGCCGCCGCCCTCACATGGGCGGGGCGGAGGATGTGGACAACGCCTGATTAAGCGGCTTTGTCTACCGCAGTTTGGCTGTAGTTGTTCAAGTGTTTCATTGCTTTTTCTGCATCAGCCATAGCTTTCATAATAACCCGTGGGTTATCGTAGATTGCTTGTCGCCAAGAGTTTAGATACTTGGCGTGGTCTGCTGTTGGTGTCTTGGCTATACCTAGATGGACAGACATCAGCACTGAAGTCAGTTCTGCAACGAGCTCCTCGTATGCGTATGACTTCTTGTCGAAGTTGTTTGGGAATCTATCCAGGCGTGACCTGTGCCCCGTCCAGTGGGCGTGTTCATGCAACAGTGTTGAGTAATAGTTTTGCGTTGCTGTTGCGTCATCTGTATTGATGAATGACTTGGCAGGTGGCATCATAATGTAGTCAGATTCTTTGTCGTAGTAGGCTCTTGATTCACCTGTCTTTACATTTGATGGGATGCTTTCAATGAACAGATCGACAGCGCGAAGCGCGTCGACCTCGTTCATTTTCTCTTCTAAGTCTTCTGGTTGGTAGTCAACCAACTGTTCAGCATTGAACACTCGACTCAATCGCATGACGTGATAGCTATCACCATCATCTTTTTCTACCTCACTGTAGAAGATTGAGAAGGCGTTAGACTTCTGACCCTTCTCTACTTGTTTGCCAAGTGATTCCCATTGCTTGTAAGTTCCCCATTCATTTGATGTGTACCCAGCGTCAGCACCCTGCATCCACAGACCAAATATATTTGCGCCAGTGTACTGTGCTTTACGCGCTGGA